CGCCGCCCTGATCGAATACCTCTCCCGCTGACACACCGGCGGGCCGGGTAACGAAACCAAGGCGCTGCAGGAGGGCGATCTCGACCTGTGGATCTCCCGCTGACACCGCATTACAGTTGCCAAATCCGCATCACTCTAAATCACCGTCGCGCAAATCACAACACTCAAGTCACCGAAACAAAGGCCCCGGGTCCATGTCGGCCTTACCGCCCGCCTTGATGGCTTCGCGACGCCGTTCGTCCTTGCCGCCGAGCACAAGCGACATGCGGCGCCGGATATCGTTCTGATATTCGGGTTCGCGCTCGATCAGAACGGCGTGGAAGCCCTCGCGAAACGCCGCCTCGCCGGTTGTGCCTGTGCCGGCAAACGGATCGAGAACGATACCGCCGGGCGGCGTCACGAGCCGCACGAGCCATTGCATCAGGTCGAGCGGTTTAATAGTTGGATGGTGTGACCCTAATCGATCATCTGCATCCGCCTTTGACGTATAGTGCAGCCGCGGACTATTGGCTGGAATTTGATGCATGTGCCTTGCGTTTACGCTTATTTTCAGTGGCGTTTTCGACGCAGCATGGCTTGGGAGAAACACCGTCTTTTCGCTTGTAATAATCAGCGATGTGGCACCACTGTCCACACTTCCGGCAAGGCTTCCACCATTCGCCGTTTCGTAGCTCACATCCGCCGTGAATTCGTTTGTGAGTAAGTTTGTCAACCAATGCCAAGTTGGCGATGTCGTTGTTGAGTTTGTTTTCGTCTCTATGATGCACGTCGAAGCCGTCCGGAACAGGTCCGTTATGCTGTTCCCAAACAAGAACGTGTTCCATTCGCTGCTTGTTGCCGATCCCGATACGTCGATAACCCTTCCGAGTGACTGTTCCGTAGCCACCATGAGCCGCGCTCGGCATGGGCCGCGATCTGAATTCCATTCTAAAGTCACCTCATCAAGCCATGACTCGTCTTGTGGAAAGGAAGCAAAAAAGCGCGCGGCCGAGCCGGAATCGCCGTGCGTCGGTCCAGCGCGTTTACCGCTGGAACCCGACCATATTCCACCCGCTGCGCAGCCCTTAGTCACGCCATTATTTGCGCTGGATTCCGGAAACATCTCGACAACCTCGTCGCTGCCGTCCGTGATGACGTTAGCCGGCCATCGGCCGAGAGCGTGCGAATCCGCATTGTGCGTCGACTCGCCATCGCCGTAAATTCCGCCACCTTGCGCGCCGCGCTTCGATTTGCCGCCACCTTGCACGCGCTCGCCCGGATTGACCCGGCACGCGTCCACATTCAGCGCGCCGGTCCCGTGCGCCAGGACATTTTTTGCGATCGTCTTTTCCGAGATCGGCTTGCGCGCTAGGCAGATCGGCTCAAGCGCGGGCTTTAGGGCGGTGCCCCAGCCTTCCCATCGCTTGGCGAGTTCGGTTGCTGGCAAAGTGATCGCCGAACAATCCGCCGCGCCATTTTTCCCATTGCCGCCGGCATAAGAACCGCCGCGGATATCCTGCACCGGCGTTGCGGCGCGTCCGGTTTTGCGGCCAACAATCTCACGATCTGCCCCGGCAGATTTGTCAATCGCCTTACTGATATCGTGCGATTTCGGAAACCCGCTGCCGTATATCCAAGCGAGCATGTCGCGGATTTGGAATCCTGCTAGCGCGATAGCGTGCGCCATGTCGTGATAGGTCCGCGTACCGCTGAACGCGCATAGATGGCCGCCGGGCTTGAGGACGCGCAACACCTCGCGCCAGGTCTCGGCGCGAAAGGCTACGTCGCCGCCGTCCCATACCTTGCCCATGAATCCTTTGGATAGACGGCCGTATTGATCGGTGCCGGGCATCCGATCGGCGCCACCCGTCTCGGCAAAACGCCGTTGAGCGGCCGAGAGCGCCGGCTTGGCGTTCTCATCGCCGAACCGCTGCACGATGCTCGTCAGGTGATAAGGCGGATCGACCACGACGCTATCGATCGAATTGTCGGCAAGCGTCTTGATGATGTCCAGCATGTCGCCGCAATACAGCGTGACGCGGCCGTTAGCCAACAGCTCGCTCATTTCCCCACCACGATCCGCCGTATCGCCGCCTCGTGCGGCGCCATGCGTTCGAGCCGCTCGGCGAGCGCCGACAGCGCGTCGTAATCCCCAGCCTCGATCGCCAGCAGCGTGACCTCGGCCGGCTTGCCGTTCGCGCAAATGCAGCGGCCCGCGAGGTAACGCAGGTAATCGGCCTGCTGTTTGATCGTCGCCGGCGGCGGTTTGGGCGGGTCCGTCACGGCCTCGCGTCCTCGTCTGGCCTCGACCTACGGACGCGCGAATTCACTAAGAACGAAAGGAAATCCCTGCGTCCGGCAGCCTCGCAGAGCGCCCGATATGCCATCGCTCGCGCCTTTGCGGCCGATATCGCCACGAACCGGGCGTCGCCCCATCCATAGACGTTCACGATGAAACCGCGCGGCTGCGGCTCCCGCGGGAATAGGTCCTTCTGCCGGGCCATCACGCCCTCGGGGTCAGATCGGACGGCGACACCTCCACGCCCTTGTCGCGAGCGGCTTGCATGATCCGCTCCTGATCCGGACCTGAGATCAGGCCCTTATCATCGTGCAGCACGCGCGAAATCTTGGATTTGTCGACTCCGAGCTCATCGGCGAATTCGCTTTGCGAGTAGTATTGATCGCATTGCAACCCGCGCATCGACTCGTTCCAAACGTCTTTGCCGCTCGCCTCGGCGAACCTGGAAAAGACGCGCTGCCACGGCGTCGCCGCCGTATCCGCGAAACTTTGTGTCTCTTTCATGTTGTGGTTAACGCTCTCTGCTTCGGTCATGCGAATATCGCAACATATTGTTGTTATTATCGCACCGTCAAGGGGGTTCGGCCAAGGGAATTCCCTTAGTCCGCCTGAGTGGTTTTCTATACTTTAATACCGTTTTAGCGTTTCTACTTGTCCCTTGTTGCGAAATCTGCAACATCAATGGGGAATTAGTCCCACGTGGGGTAGGGACTTCACAACGAGGCTAGACCATGCGCAAATTCAATACGCGATGGTTTGTGGAGCGGTTGGGCGATGCCGGTCTGAACCAAAGTGATCTGGCGAAACGACTCGGGATCGATAAATCCGCGGTCTCGCTATTACTGAGGGGAAAACGGAACATGCAGGCGGCAGAAATCGGAAAAATCGCCACGCTGATCGGTGCAAGCGTCGAGGAGGTGCTCAGACAGGCGGCAATCGATACGAGTAACATCAAAGTTGCATCGATCATGCTGATTGCGACGATCGACGGTTCCGGCATTCTCAAAAAGATCGATCCTGTACCGTTGCCGCCTGCCGTCATGGAGCGCGCTCAAGCGGTAGTGCGTCCGGACGGCGACATCGTCGCCGCTCAAATCCGCGCCGCCGACGGTTGCTTTCGGATCATGGACGACTGCGTGGTGCTTTTCGCAAATATCGATCACATTGCGACAGACGCAACCGGAAAACTGTCCGTTTGTCATTCCGACAACAACTCGCGCTTCCTGGCCTATCTGCACGGCGTGCGGAAAACCGGCGAGGCTCGCGCCACCCTGGCCGATGGCACCGAAACCGAATTCCGGTGTCTGACGGCCTCGCCGGTGCTCGCGATCATCGCCTAGTCTCTGTAATGCGGCCGCAGCGGCCTCCTCGACGGACGATCTTTCGCCGGCACATAGGCAACGGCGCCGTGATGCTTGCAATAAACCAGCCCTTCGGCCGTTTTCCCACCGCAGAAAAAGAAATCAGGCGCCGACGGATCGCCGACCGGCCAACGGCATTTGCCCTCGCCGACCTGCAGGATTGAGCACCGCTGCGACATGGGCGGCGAATATTTGGCCGGCGCCGCCGGTGGTTCCACGGCCAGAAATGCGGCAACGGTCGTGTTCACGCGGACGATCGGGCGCGCAATGCGCATCATGGGGCCCGTAGACCGCGGCTTGCGCTGGCGCGGTATCGATCCCGTCTTGGCGCGCCCGGACAGGCCGAGCCGGTGCACCTTGCCGATGATGGAATTGCGCGAGACGCCGCGGAGCTCGGCCGCAATCTGACTGCAAGAAAGCCCTTCGGCCCACAATTTCTTAAGCAATTCAATTCGATCTTCGGTCCAGTCCATGGCGTTTTTCTCCGTTGCGAAAATCGCAAAACAAGTCTTGACGCCCGAAAATCCTAGCACTATGTTGCGATATTCGCAACTCAATTGCGAAACAACGGAGGATCACAGGTGGCTAAATTCTTTCTCGTTTTGCCTTGCCTCGCAGCTCTCGCTCTCGGCGGATGCAATCAGACTGGCGGCGCCTATGGCTCCGCCCGCGGGCCGTCGGCCTCGCTCTCACCGCAGACCGGCTTGCAGCACTGCCTCAAGTCGATCCGCATGGACGGTTGCCCCACGGAGTGAGTGAGCAAGCCCCGGCCCGAGGCGTCGTATCGGGCCGCCTTTTCTCTGATGGAGTCAGCGCAGTGCAGATCGAACCCGGCGTTTATTCTGACGTCACTAACGAACAATATCACACAGGATATGGCGTCTCGAAAAGCGGGCTATGGACGATCACGACCCGGAGCCCGGCGCATTATTGCTTTGCCCCGCGCGAGGGTGCCGCACATTTCGATTTCGGCGAGGCCTGCCATCTCGCGATCCTGCAGCCGAACGAATTCGAGGGCCGCGTTTTCCGGGGGCCGGATGATCGCCGCGGAAAGAAATGGACTGACGTCATCGAATGGTGCCAGCACGAGAACAAGCTGCCGCTCACTAGCGGCGACTATGACGAGGTGCTCGCGCTCCGCGACATGATCCATTCCGATAGCTGGCTGAACGGCATCATTACCGGCGGCAAGCCGCAAATCGAAAACTCGGCGTATTGGATCGACGAGCGCACAGGTGTGCTGTGCCGCTGCCGGCCAGATTTTTACCGCGCCGATCTCGGCCTGATCGTCGATCTGAAATCGACGAAAAGCGCACATCCCGACGCGTTCTCGCGCAGCGTCGTGAACTACGGCTACCACGCGCAGGAAGCGTTTTATTCCGACGGGTGGACGCAGACCGGCAACGCCGTGGACGGTTTCGTTTTCCTCGCCTTCGAAAAAACGCCGCCCTACGCGCGCGCCGTATATGAACTGCCGCCCGAAATCGTGATCGAAGGCCGCGCCATCATAGAGCGCGCGCTCGACACTTACGCCGCCTGCAGATTCTCGGACATTTGGCCCGGGTATCCGTCCGGCGTGCAGAATCTGGAATTCAAGCGGTGGGCGTACCGGCACACCGACCCATCGGATTTCGAGGAGTAGAAACAGCATGACCATTAACGGAAACGGCGAGACCGCATCAAACACCCGCGCCCTGACACTGCGCGATCACGTCTGCAAGATGCGCCCCGAGTTCGCAAAGGCGTTGCCGGGTCATATCACAGCCGACAAATTCATCCGGACCGCGCAGACCGCTGTCGCGCTCACGCGCAACATCGACAAGGTGAAAAACCCGCAATCTCTGCTCGCCGCGTGTACGCGTGCAGCGGCCGACGGCCTCATTCTTGACGGCCGCGAGGCTGCGCTACGCGTTGATAGCAACGGCGACGTGCAATATATGCCGATGTTCCGCGGCTTGATGAAACTCGCCTACAACACCGGCGAGATCAAATCGCTCGTGATCGAGACCGTGCAGATCGGCGACTCGTTCAATTACTCGCCGACCCGCGACGATAGCCCGATCGTCCATGAAATCAATCTGCTCAAGCCTCGCGGCGAGATTTATGCCGTTTACGCCCTGGCGCGGCTCAAGGACGGCGGAATCATCACCGAGGTGATGACCGTCCCGGACGTGAACCGGATTCGTGACCGCTCGGACGGATTCAAGGCGTTCAAGGCTGGCCGGATCAGATCGACGCCGTGGGATTCCGATTGGGGCGAGATGGCCAGAAAGACGGTTTTCCGCCGTCTCACAAAGCACCTTCCCAGCAGCACAGAGCGCGCCGAGCGCCTCGCCGATGCCGCCGATCTGCCGGATGACGAGTACACCATCGAGGCGAACCCGTCGGCCGAGGCTACCGCGCCCGCCGCGCAAACCCGCAAGCAGCGCGGCGCTGCGGCCGCCGTACTCAAGGACATCACCCCAGTCGCCCCGGCAGCGCAAGAGCATCCGGCCGACCCGCCGCACGATCCCGAGACGGGCGTGATTTTCGAGCCGGGCCAGGACGGCGACGGCCTCGATCTTCCTGACTTCCTCGATCGCCGCGGCCAGCGGCATGAGGGCGACGATATATGAGCACGATAGCCGGCGAATTCCCGGGCTACGCGCCGCGGCCTCAGCCTGATCTCGATCAGCAGGCAGAGCCGCCGACGGTCGATATACGGCAGGTTTGGTCCGGCCGCCTCGACGAGATCGCGATGCTAGTCCGCGAACTCACCTACGGCGAGATGGTGGAACTCGCCGGCCTTCTATGGGCGGCGAAACCGCCCGACAAGGACGTCACCGCCGAGACGCTGCCGATGATCTGGCACAAATGGAGCAAACCGACATGAAACCACTGCTCACGATTTTAGCCGCCGTGGCCGTCGTCCTAATGGCATCTCGGTGCGCCGAGGCTGCGCCGCGCTGTCATTCAGAGTTTCGATGGTTCGGCCCGTCCGTGACGGTCTGCAAAGCCAAGCCGCACAAGCAGCACCACGCAGCCCGCAAGACCGCGACCGTTCACGCCGTAGCACCCGCAGCCAAGCCCGCGGCCGTCGTCAGTTCGGATTCGTGGATTGCAGAAATCATGGCGTGCCGCGCGACTGCATGGGCAAAACGCGAGCAGGCGGCAAAGGAATTCCGGCCAAAACCGGAATGAAAGCGAGCTGCCGGCGCGGATGCGAGCCGATCCGGCAGCTCTGACCACCACAACCTTGATAGGAGGTATGATGGCTGCCATAAAGGCTAGCACAATTCTGCTGATCGGATTGACCCTATGGACTGCCCCGGCTGCACACGCCCTATGGGATCAGCACCATGCGACGTCGGTTCCGTCAGGTGCATCCAATACCACTGCGACAACGAGCGATGCGCGCTCTTTCTACCGCCTCGCGCAGTATCGCTATCGTCGCGCGTACGACGACCCTGGACCTCGCCTATGTCCGAATTGCAACAAGCCGATGATCCGGGGACGGTGGAGCATCTACCCGGGAGTCAAGGCGTGGTGGCATAAATGCCTCACGTCTTGGTGCCCCATGAGCCGATGACTCATGGCAGACCGGATCACCGTCAAAGACGCCGCCAAGCTGGCCGGGAGGCTTGAGAGCGCGACGCATACGCCGGACGAATGCCGGCAAGCTGGCCGCGTGATAACGGCCATGCTGCGGCAATTCCACATGAGTGACGTCCTGACGTTGCCCGACGAAAAATCGTGATCGGCGCGCCACCTCGCACGGTCACGTCGGCGCCCGGCACGGTCCCCATGCCGGGCGCCGTTTCCATTCAAGGAAAAGATTCATGAGAAAATTCGCCGCCGATACTTCCGTTTCGGTCGAAAAATCTCGCGCTCAGATCGAGAAAATGATTACGCAGTACGGCGCGATGAGCACGGGCATATTTAACGGACCTGGACGCGCGGTGCTCGCGTTCGAATGCTCGAACCGTCGCGTCGCGTTCACATTGCCGCTGCCGCTGCCAGACGACAAGCAGTTTTTGCGAGACGGTCGAAATTCGATCCGCACCCCGGCGAGGCGTCGAGAGGTTTGGGAGCAGACTTGCCGGCAGCGATGGCGCGCGCTCTATCTAATCATCAAGGCCAAGATAGAGGCCATCCAGAGCGGAATCACGACGTTCGAGGATGAATTCCTCGCTCATATCGTGATGCCAGAGGGCGGCACGGTGGGAAACCTCGTCCGACCAGCAATCGCGGCAATATACGACGGCGGCAGGATGGTTCCGCTCCTGCCGCCGCCGAAATAATCAGCCCGTCGGGGCCTCAATGGGCGCGGCAGGCGCCAGCGAGGGCGCAGCCGCGCCCCCGGCCGTTAGATGGTTCATGACATCCTGAATCACGTCCAGGATTGGTTTGCCGGTGTCCGTGGCCACGACGTCGACGGCCTGGATCACCTTCGACAGCAACGGCAAGAATGGCGTGATCGCCGAGACCCCGGGAACGAACATCGCAAGGCCACCTAACGCCAGCGGCAGAACGCTCTCGACGATTTGCAGCGCCTGATCGATTTCCTTGAGTGTGTCGCCCATAAATCCTCTCCTGTGGCTAGACGGAAGCGCAATACTTCATAGCGTCGCAATAGTTGCCGCGTCAGACGCGAGGTAAATTATTGAGCTGTGCTGTGTGTCCTGAGACGATGTTATTTATCGCTTCTAGCCGTCCGTTCAAAATCATGGCGGTTGAATCGATCCGCGTTCCCTGCGCCATCATCCGTTGATCCATCGCCGCTATGCGCTCATCTTGACGTGCTGTCGTCACGATAATTGATTGCATCTGAGCTAATTGCGTTTCAACATGCGCAAGGCGAAGTCCCTGATTTTTTATATCGTCTCTCAGTCTCTGAATCATTACGCCCATACCAATTAAAAAAAGTCCTACTTGGATGACTTGGCCGATATTGAATTGCAGGAACTGCTCAAACATTCTGTGTCATCCTGCCGCGAGCAGGCCGTATGCCATGATGCGCCCGGCGGTGAGATTTCCTGCAGCGCGCGCTATGCGCACTCGGTCGGGCGCCGTTGCATTCTGCCCCCATTGCCTGAATGGGCCGCCTGAATCGACCGCACCGCTTTGCTCGTCGCCGCCATCCATCCGGCCGAAACATCCCTTAGTTGCCGCATTTATTCCAAGTGTGAACTCTGCGAGATAGGTATGCAGCGTCCCCGCAGTTATGGATGAGGTGCTCAACGTAATTATTGCTGTCGTCGAATTTCTCAGAGCGACATTAGTACTGACTGTATTCTGGCCCGTGAGGTCAGATAATATAACCATAATTTGAGAATAGCGACCTGCCGTGAATGTGAATTCAACCTGTGCAACGGTCCCTAATGCGCCGCTATCTCCGATCTGTTCCCATATCTGCGTGCCACCCGCAGATGCCAGGTCGATCAGTTCATTAGCAGTCGGATGCGGCAATCTCAGTTCTGTAACAACGGCCGGCGATCCGGTCGCGATGGCCACGAGATCGACGCCCTCGCCAGCAATGAGATCGCCAGAATGCAGCGCCGATCCGTCATGCCGAACGACGTTCACAACGCCCCGGCTATCTACGTTGATCGTTCCGCTGCTTGTGTTGTTGGAAACTGGCACGAGGAAAAAATGCTGTCCGTGCTGGTAGCTGTTCGTCAGCGGCGGATCGCATGACGCCGTGATGGCGTTAGCGGTGCCGCCGACGCTCACGAGCGTGTTGTTGATCCGATCCCAGAGCGCCTGCCCCTCGGCGGCGACTTTGTCGCAATAGTCGCTGCCGGATGGGCCGGGCGGCCCGACGGTGTCTGTGTTCGGAAACGTGCGATCCGGGCTCGGCAACGTCATGTCATAACCCCGTGAAAATCCCTGGCGCCTCGTCTACGGCCTCAACCTGAGCAAAATAATCCTGCTTTGGCGTGATCGCGGTAATCAGCACGCGGCGCACCTCGCGAGACCGCGGGCCGATCGCCACGAGGAGCGTTTTACCGAACCCGTCCGGCAGTTCGACGTCGCCCTCGACCGTGACCGTCCGGCCGACGATCGATGACACGGGTATGGTTGAGATGCTGCCGCCGGCGAGACGCACCTGCATCCCTAATTCCGGGATCGAAATGCTGAAGACATCCGGCAGCAGGAATACGTCGGGAACCTCGAACATCCCCGGCGGGCTGCTGAGCGTCCATTGCGGCGCGTCCGGCACGTCCGTGTTGAGCGTCACCGTGCGGAGATATGTCACCGCCGGCGAGCCGAGTGTCTCAGTTGTGAACGAACCGACGCGCCCCGTCCCGAACATATAGGCGAGGATATCGTGCGACACGCCCACCAGGTCGCCGTGGATCGCGACGAGGTGCTCTTGATGCGTTTCCCAGCTGTAACGCGTTGCCCGCAACCGCGCCCGGCGCAGGTCCATCTTGGCGCGGCGCCGAACCAAATCCTCGTCGGAATAGCCGTCATAGGGCGCCGATTCGACGAGAAGATCGGAATTCAGAGTTGACAGACCGTCGTCAAATACAGGCGCGGATTCCGTGAGCTGATAGTCGTTCGTTTCGTCCACGAATTGCGCGATGATGCCGCGGGAACTCTGCAAAAACGTCCGATTCATCGTGAGCGGCGACGTCATGTTGTGCGCACCGAACAGGTGCGCGACGCCCTCGGCCGATCTGTCCTTGTCGATCACGACGCCCCATTTATCGCTCTCGCGGATGATGGCGTCGCCGACGTTGGCCGCGAGGGATGCGGCTTGCTCGACGGACCCGCCGTTAAAGAGCGCGCTGCAACGCAGGCCGTGATCCTCGCAATAGTCGTACCAATCCTCGAGCCCTTGCGACAGATCGGGGTCCGAGGCTCGCTTATTGAGACTGCCCGTCCTGATCGCCCTGACGAGCGCGGCCGGGTTAGACGACGGCTCGACCGTGTCCCAATTTTCCGGACTGCCGGACGCGATCGGCACATAAGGCTCGAATTCGGCAGATATCGAATTGATGGCAATATTTTTTGCGCGCACTGCGATCAGCGCCAGGCCGTCTTGAGCGATCGGATATACCCGGCGCATGGTGGCGTAATTCTCGATCGCCACCGACGCGGAAAAATTTGACTGAACCGGGATCGTCCAATTGGGCGGCCCGGCAGTCCTGAACGTAAACAGACCTCCGGTGTAATGCGTCCCGTCGAAATCGCTGGCGCTGGAATTTTGGGCGAAACTACGCTGAATCTCGATGTCGTAGGCAGCGTCAGACGGCCATTGGCTACGGTCGAGCCAGACGAGTACGCGATCCTTGCCGGCGTGGATATGCAGCGCGTCCGTGTTTATGGCGACAGGACTCGATATCGCGCCGAAAAAGCTGTCCGCTTGCCATTCCGCGTTTGAGAGGTAGAACCGCAAAAACGCGGGCGTCTCATTGGAGGTTGATGACACGAGATCGGACTCGGTGACGCCGCCAAAGAAAATCCGTATCTGTTGGCGAAACGGCGCGCGGATCGCCGCCTCTATCTGCATTTCAGGAAGCGCCCGCCAATTCACGTCGCCGACGCGCCGCAGTCTGACACGGAACGCCGTCAGGACGGTTTGAGACGTGGAATCGAAACGGATCAGGCCTTGAGGGAATGCCAGTGTGATCCGGATTTCATCGGGCCGGCCCGCGGTGCGAATGATATGCTTGGTTGGATAGCTGTCGCTTGGATCGGTTGGGGAATCAGCATTTAGCACAAGCGTCGTTTGATCATTTTCAAGCCGATGCGTGCCCATCTGAAGATTAATGGATTCTTCGAAGAACGATTGAGTAATGAGCGTGAGCTGCGAATTATCGCGCGTGAGCGGCGAGTCGTTGCTGCTATCGATCCAGCCCTCGCGCGTCTCAATCTCGATATCGGAATCGGAAAGATCGGCGAGATCTGTATCGTTAATTTTTATGTTTGAAATCTGCGCCGGCCCACACACGCCTGTAATCAGGTTGATATATTGATCGGTGTCGCTGATCTCAGTGTAGGGCCGCGCGAGCAGCGGGGCGGAAATCCGAATTCTGCCGAGCGGCGCCGGCACCTGAGCAAACGCCCCAATGGTGTTTTGGCTTATGCCGGCCACGCCGAGCGTCACCGTCGCGCCGTTGTCGGCGGGAGCTGCTACGCCCGGTTGCGCGGTCAGTTTTTGGATCGCAAGTGACCCGGCAATCAGTAGAGCAGCGGCCGCGATCTTCGCGCCGACCGAGCCCGCGGCAAGATAGGACGGCGACAGGAATCCAAGGCCGCCACCGCCGATCCACGCCGTCAGAGCGATCAGCGCGATCGTGGCTACCAAGGCGAATATTTGCTTGTTGGCGCTGCTACCGCCGCCGCCGTGGGGAACGCAGGAGATGAACAGCGCGGTTCCAGACTTCGGCCTGACGAGGTGCCAATATCGCCGCTCCAGGACGTGCCCCCGGCCGTCCGTGCGCTTGATATAGACGGCTCCGAATTCTTGAAATTCCAGCGGCGTCTCGAACGTCGCGACGATCTGCGCAACGGTCAACCCGGCCTGAAACGGCCGGATGTCGCGATGCTCGGAAAAGACGGTGCGGCGGTGCTCGGCGAGGATCATGCGCCAGACGATGGCCTAACAATGGTAAGCGCCACGATTTGCGAATGAGCGTCCTTAAGAACGCGCGATCTGGCCGTCAGAAGCGCGTCGACGCGCTGCAAGACTTCGGGCGGCACGTCGTTCTTGCCGGCAATCCAGTTGCGGACCGTCCGCGGGTTGACGCCGAGATCATGGGCGAATTCCGCCGAGGCCTCCATGTCGCCGTAAAGCGCCGTGCGAGCCGTCAGCATGATTTTTTGTGTCCGCGTCATCTCCTGCACTCCCACAAAAAAAGCCCGAGGCAGAACGCCCCGGGCTCGAGAAATTACCTGATCTTACGCACCTTGCCAGCAGCCACGCCGGCCGCAACATTCTTCCTGGCTGCCCTCGTGGCCGCGGCCTTGCGGCCGGCAGCAACGCGCTTCGGGTCTTTGGCCCTGGCCGCCGGCTTGGCGACTTCGGCCTGCACCGGCCGCGTCCTGCGCCCGAGGCCGAAACCGCAGGCAATCAGGAACATCGACGCAACTTCGAGCGCCAACGGTAAAAGCCATTCCGGAGCCTTAGTCGCCGACTCCGTCACGGCCGCGCCCTCGGCGGCGTGCAGCGCCTTCTCAGCCGCCTGCACCTGCTCGCGGGCGGCCGTCTCGGTCGCCTTGGCCGAACGCGCCTTGGGTCCGTCGCCGGCCCGCAGCTTGTTGGCTATCGTGGTCGCCGCTGTCGCCGTGGCTTTCGCCTCGACCAATTCGGCGGCGGCGCGGTTGACTGCGGTGTGGAACGCAGCGCGTTCCGCCTCGCCGCCTGCCTTGGCCGCATGATTGCGCTCGATGGCGTTGAGCACGACCATTCCAAAGCATGGCAACCATACCAGCGTCAGCGCCAACGCCCGCGCATACTGACGGGCGTTGAATGCGCACTCGGCGTAGGCCGGGATAAGCGCTGCGGCCAACGCCACCAGGGGAGCGGCGATCATCAGGTAACCGCCGCCCGCGTATGCCATGTAAGAGGCATACATTCCAACGCCAGCCATCGAGAAACCAAGGGCGAGCGCGGTAGCGCGAATGATTGTCAACATGGGATGTACTCCACATTTCCGCGGGAAGGATTTCCGCGCGGTTCGGCTTGGTCGCCGTGTGATCCCCGGCCGTAACCGGGGATCAGGCTGCGATCAGTTTTTTATTCGCGACCAGCGCGAAGTTTCATGATCTCGCGGCGCATCCGGAAAATCGCGATCGTGCCGCCGATGATGTATGTGACGGCCGTGGCCGCGATGGCTTCGGTGAGGCCGTAGCCGCACAGCAGCGCGCCGAAGAAAACCAAGAACGCCATTCCGAGAGTGTCGATGTAGTCCATGGGATGTACTCCGCGTTGGCAGGGCGTGATTGCCCGTGCACGCGCCCTATATACGTTGTGGAAATCCCAACGTCAATAGCGAAAACAACCACGTTGCGATTATCACAACAAGTTGATTGAATAAAAAACGCAATAAAATCAATACTGCGCAAACCGTATTAGACTAATTGACGGTGAACGTATCAGGCTCGAATCATACATGTGGCGAAAAAGCCTTATTCTTCGCCTTAATTTTCTGTCAATTGTTTCAAAGTGTTTCAATCAATCACGGAATATTTTGAGTTATATTTGTCGCGAAAACCGGCCGATAAAACCCGCGGATACGACGTGCGACGCGCGGATCGTCGAGCCTCATGATCTGCGGTCCGGTCTGCGATTCCGTGTGCAGCACCCTGCCGTCGCCGAGCGCGACGCCAATATGAACGTCGCCGCGGACAACCCCGGCAGCGGTGCGGATATGGCCGGTCATCCACACGGCATCGAACCGGGCCGGCGCCTCCACGCGTAGCCAGCGGCCGGCGGCAATCTCGGCCTCGATGCGCGTCACCACAGCCACGGCGTCGCGGCCATAGCTCACGTCGTGATCGGCGAGCCGTACACCGGCCTCGCGCGCGAGCACAAGCAGATAGAGGCCAAAACAATCCGCGCCGCGCCAGCCTCGCCCGCCGTCGCGAAACGGGATCGACATGTACTTGTCAGTCCAGGCCATCGAGGCTATGTTGCGGCTATCGCAACGTGGAGAGTGAACCATGGGACGCATTGTAGGTCTGTTTTTTCGCGGTTGTTTCTGGATTTGGAGCCTCGCCTGCATGGCAATGCTCGCCGTGCCGGCGTCAAAGCTTATCCCGCAGATGGGAGGCGATTATATCGCCAATAAGCAGGCACTTGAGCAGAGCCTGCCGATGATCGTGGCGGTTGTCCTCGCATGGGCTGTCGTCGGGCTTGTCCTCGGCGGCATGGCGCGAATTGCGCGGTCTTAAGGGAATAGCCCCGGGAACCTGCTCGGCGTGACACGGATATAAGGCCACGGCTCATCCCAATAGGCGATCCTCGTCAACGTCCCCTGGACGGTGAGCGCATCCCATGTCACCTCGGTGAGCTGGAACTGCGACCATGACCGCTCGACGGTGTCGGGCGTCGAGCCTAACACCAGCTCGATCGTGACCGACGGCGGCGTGACGATCGCCTGCAGGGTCTGGCCGATACGGCGATCCACATTGGCCACCGTGATTCGCGCTTGTGGCACATCGGCGCCGTCATTCGGTAATTCGATCTCGAAATGAGACGCGAGGAATTCGTTGCCGCGGCTCGTCACGCGGACCCGGTTGCGCACGAACCGGAACGGATCGGCGAGCGTCTCGTGAGCGATCGTCAGCAGCACTAGAAATACTTCGTCGGCGTGCTGCGCTAACGCCTGCTCGGTTGCAGTTTCCGAGGTGAGCGCGCTTGTCATGGTGAACTGACGTCCATGACAGGCTTGGTAAAGAGCGTAAACGCTGCGTTCCAGTGCGTCGTGCTGATCGGCTGAAAGGACGGCGCGCCATTAAATATCATCTCGACGGTGTCGCCAGATAGCGGATCGGTCCAATCGAACGTATCGACCTCGCCGAGCGTGTCCCGGTAGAAACTGAGCAAATCCTGCGCTTGCGCCGTGGTGAGTGTCATGACCGCTGAAATCTGCGCCATCTCGCCTGTGAAACGCCGACGCGTGAGCAATTCGCCGGCCTCAACCGGGATCGCAGTCGCATTCGATGCCGGTTGATATTGCAGCCCGGCAATTAGAGGATTGCTCGGCAGAGTGTCTGGCCATGTCGTCATTGGGTCACCTCGATCGGATTTTCGGCCGCAGCCCGTAGGTGGACGACATCGCGTCGCGGCCGCCCTGCCGGGAGAGCTGATCGTTGACGATCTGGCGCACCGTCAACTCAAGGTCACCGTTCGGATTCTGGCGAGTCGACACTTGCGCGTCGGTGTAGTTGTTCACGATCACGTTAGGTTGCCCGCCGCTGCCGCTGGATACCGGACCGACATCGTCGCCCACGGCCACGCGTTCGCCCGGCGAGGCGCGGAACGCCACGACCTGGCTATCTACCGCGCCGGCGCCGCCGACCATGAAATTAAGGCCGCTGGCCGCCTTCGGCATACCGCTCAGACCGCTGAACAAACTGCTAAGGAGCCCGCCGCCGCCGCCTGCCGCGCTAGAGAACAGGCCGCCGAATAGCTCCTTGAATATGGCCTTAAGGGCGAGGTCTTCCAGCGCCTTGGTGAGCGTTTTGAGGGCGTCGGATATCTTCGTCGAGCCGTCGAGCACCGATACGAAAAACGTCTCGAATGCGTCATACACCGGCTTGAGTGCTTGGTCTTTTACCTCGACAAGCTTCTTTTGGTATTCGGTGAGACGCAAAGCACCATTGTCGAATGCCACATTTAGCGCGGTGATCTTGTCCGATAGCGTGCTCCACGGCGATTGGAGCACCTCCTGCAGCACGTCCTTGGCGGCCTTCTTGGCGTCGGCCATGGATTTCTTGAGGTCATCGACGCTCACGCGCACGCGCTGAATGCCGGCAACCGCCGTGTCGGTCTTGGACGCGTCGTCCATCGCGCCTTTGGCGGCCGTCCACAGATCGGTGATTTTCTTCGACGTGTCAGACACCTCACCGCTGAGATCGCGCCAGCCCTTGCTCAAGGTCTCCAGCGCACCTGAAAAATCACCTTGCGACAACTGAATGAGCGCAGCGATCGGTGCGGCAATGAGCGTCGCCAGCGTGGAAAACACGGCGCCAATCGCAATCCCGGTCGTCATGATTGCTTTCATCGACGTATTGGCCAGGTCCAAAGCCTGGAAAACCTCTCCCCACGCGTGGCCATAATCGCGGAGCGACTGAATATTCTTCGCTATCCATTCGACGTTTGCGGCGTAGGCCTTCTGAATCTCGGCAACGACCGGCAAGAATGCATCGGTGATCGTGTCGCTTATGCCTTTCCAACTCTTGGTCAGACTGTCGTTTGCGTCGGAATATACTTTTGCGGCGCGCAGACCTTCGGTGCTGAGATACGTCCCGAATTCCTTCGACTCGTCGATCGCGTCCTGAATGCCGCCCTTGGCGCCGAGCTCCTTGATTTTGTCCATCGCGTCTTTGGCGTTCTCGCCAAACACGTCCACGGCCAGAGCGGTTTTCGAGAATCCATCTTTTGACGCGGCGATCGCCGCGGCGGTGTCCACGAAAACGTTATACAGGTCTCGCGTCTTGCCGGTTGCGTCCTTGGTCTGAACGCCTAATGTCTGAAACGATATCGCGGCTTGCGACATCGGCTTTTCGACGGCTTCCGCGATCTTGCCCTTAAGGCCGTCGAGCAGATCGTTAAAATCCTTGACATCGTCAAATGTGCCGGCGAGCGCAGTTGAGAAATCCCCCGGCTTGATTTTCAGCTTGTCGGCGATGTTGCTGAACGCCTCGACTCTCTCCAGGGCGTCTTTAACCGCGTCTTTGACCGCGGCGAGCGCGTCCGTGAACGCCTTCGAAATTATGTTGCCGATGGCGACCGACGAAATCCCGAGACCAGCCAACGCCGACGACGCCTGCGCGATGCCGTCCTTGATCCCGGACGGATCGGCGACGAGATCAACCCGGACTGCACCGATTGAATTCGCCATCAGTTCACCTTTCGGCCGTTAATCCGGCCGCCGTTCATAACCGTAATCGCCGCCATGCGTGCCCAAAATTCCTCTTTCGATTGCGGCTTGCGATCGGCGCGCGACGTCAGACTATCGAGCGGCGGCATCTTCTGCGTTCGCTGCAACGCCGCCATGTGCCACGCCAGCCACGCGCGATGATTATGCTCGCGCTCCAGTCGCCGGCCGCATGCCTCGACCGTGGCTAGGATAACCCGCGGCGTCAGACGCCAGAATTCGCCAGCCTGCAGGCCTAATTCAACCCACGCCCGGTAATCGTCGAGCCACTCCCGCCGTCCAAAGGGCGTTCACCGCCGGCCGGTTCTGCCGCAGCAGCCGTTGGGAACGCGGCGGCGAACGCGCGGCCTACGAGCGCGGCGGATTCGGCAATGCCGAGCGCCGTCATCATGCGGCCAGCCTCGACGTCTGTCACCTCCGGATGGTGCTCGACAAGACCGCAGCGGAACAGCGTCCGCAATGGCGCAAGGCGCACGTCCTGCGCGAACATGGCGCCGATGTCGGCGACGCCCATCCCGAGCGACAGTTCCGCCTCGATCAGCGCATTCACGGAATAACAGAGCGTGTATCGCTTGCCGCCGGCCTCAAATCCGAAATCACCCAGCATGGATTGAACCCCTCGAAATTACGCCGCGTCAGAGCTGCGCCGGGAACGTCACGCCGTCCATGACCGGCGAGCCGCTCAACTTGATCGTGAACGCTGCTTGCATTTTGTCGGCAACCGCGCCGGTCACCTTGAACGCCGTCACGATGCCGTCGCACGTCACGGATGGCGCCGGCGACGTGGCACTGCGCTCCACGATCTTGAAAGTTCGCTTGGTCCCGATCGTTTCGAGAAACGCAATCATGCCGCTATCGGTCGGGTTGTAGTTAACGTCACCCGAAAACTCGCCGGCATCGCGTAGGCCGGGGATGAATTCGCGGAACCCGTCCGTGCTCTGCATATGAGTCACGTCCACGGCGTCGGCCGCGAAATTCGGTCCGTTGATAGCCGTGATCTCGCCTAGCGTGATGAAAACGTCGGGGCTTGTCACGTCCTGGACGGACAGCAGTCGGCCATAGCCAATTCTCGCCTGTGTGGTCATGATTTAACCTTCCTCTTTGCGACTTCCTCATCGAGCGCCTTCAAAAATCCGTCGCGGATTTCTTTCTGTGCCGCGGTTGCCTCGGCGTCATATGCCGGCCGCATGTATGGCCTGGCTGGACGGTGCGAGGCGCCGAATTCGATGATATGGGCGATCGGCGATGTCGAGCCGACGAAAATTCCTTGCCCTCGCTCGACTGTCTCGTCTTTGGCGGTGAGACCGATCTTGATGCTGTCGCGCAGCTTGCCGGTTCGCACGCGCACCCGCGAGCGCGCTGCGTCGGCGATGATCTGTGCAGCCGCATAAAGCACGTCGCCCATGGCGTCGTCCTGGATAGCCTTTGGAATACCGTCCAAGGCACCTTGCACCTGCGGCACTCCATTCACTTTGATCGTCAGGAACGGCGGCATTAGCGTTCATTGAACCAGATTATATAGTCGGTCGAGACCCGGAACAGTTTCGAGTCCTGCTCATATTCGTCGCGCAGACTGTCGATAAACGCGCCTTGCACCGTAACGCTGCCCATGTCGCCGGAAAACCCGTCGAGCCTGTCTTTCACGAGCCGATTCAGCGTGTCGGCAAGGTCTTGTGTCTCCGCATAGGCGTCGATCTGAAAGCGCGGCCGCGCCAGGCCCGACGGGCCCAGCATGTGGTAATCGCCCACGTCAGATATGCGGTTGTAGACGAGCGAGGGTTGCCGCTGCCCTTGCTGCAGGATCACAGGATAAATGCGCACGCCACCGACGGCATCGGATATGCTGGCATCGGCCATCAGGAAATCGCGTAGCGCGGGGCGAGCGTCGGCGACCATCAGGCGGGCGCCCACGGATCGAGCGTTGTGCCGCTGCCGCCGACGGCAATGCCGTTCACGGCCTTAATATCGCAGATCATCCGGCCGCTCGCGAGCGCGGCCGGGATTTTGGCCGAAAGAGTTGTGATCGATGAGGCTGTGGCCGCGCCAAATGCGGTGAGCGCGGCGGATGCGGCAGTCTGAACGTCGGACGAACTGACGTCGTTGAATCCGGTAACGCCTGTTCCTTTCGCAAGCGCGATATTGGTACCCGCGGTCAGGACGCGCGTCCCGGCGCCCCAAACGGCGGTAGCGTTCCCCGCGGCAGTCGGCAGAGCTGCAAGTTGGGTATCGAGGTTCGCACTGGCCAAGCCGACGGCGGAACGCACCCCGGCGGCGTCCAGGCCGAGGTTAGAGGCCTGCGGATCGAACGCCACGACCATCGCCACCACGCCGTCAAACGCGTCGGCGCCGGTCCCTGTCGCATGCAGGAGGATTTCGCCGAGCGTGTTCGTGTCCGTGGCGTTGGCGGCGACCTGATACCAGCCATTGGCGATTTCTGTCACCGATCCGGCCGGCGAGCCGAACGAGCCGCCCTCCTTGCGAATTGTGACGGTCGCCGTGACGCCTGTCTTGGCGGAAATGTGGTCGCCCGAATCCGTCAAGAAAAACTTGAGCGCGAGTTGCGTCGTGGACTGTTTGACAAGGCTTGGCATCAGGCTGCCCTCGGGAGGATCAACGGGGATTCGCGCAGGATCAGGGCGCCGCGCACGGGACGGCGCCAACGGATGGCTTGCCGCTGACCGGTCTTGCCGCCGATCGGCGAGAACGTTTTGCGGAACGCTGGACCGCTGGCGCCTGTAGTGTCGATGAAATGCGCGCTCTGACGCGTGTCGGAACCGTACAGGTCCTCGGTCGAGTCCTGCGTCGCGCCGGTCCACGAAATCGACGCCGTGCTGCTGAGATTGTAGCAGATGGACACAGCAACCGCGATGCCGTCGGCAGGCACGTCGAGGGACAGGTCTTGCGGGCTCGACCCGGGCGAGGCGTGTCCGAAACTTTTCGAGGTATGTGCATCCACGGAATTGCCGGCGATGTCAGCTTTGTAGACGAAAAACGTACAATCGAATGGGTTCGTTGACGGTCCCGTCAGCGCGATCGTGGCCGTCGTACCCGCGGCGACGTCGATATGATAGAGGCCGGCATAGGCCGCCGTTGTTCCTCCCCCATCGCCGACGGAACTAGCTTCGGCAATTTTTGTTGCGGAACTGCCGCCGACCGTCAGGGCGCCGTTGACAGTCTCAACGGTTGTGATGATCGATGTAACGCCGATTATAAGCTTGCGGCTCGCGCCGGCGGTGCCGATCGAGGCGCCGGCGGCCGACATCGTGCTGCCACCCTCGGCCTTGGCGACGAATGAGAGCGTCGGCGACGCGCCGCCGCCACCGTTGAGGCTGGCCGCAAGGCCGACGAATGCGACAGGCGATCCCAAAAATGAACCGAACGAGAATTGGAGGGTATGAGCCGTCATGCCGCGGCCCCCCAGGCGTCGCCCCAATTATCCGCCCAGGCGTCGCCCCATGCGCGGCCAGCCTGCGGAGCGGCAGTGACCGCGGCGACGTCGGGTCGGCGAATGGCTATGATTATCAGGCCCTCGCGGCGGTGGAATTCATGCACCGCGGCGATATCATAAATTTGACCTTCGTCGGTCGATCCGACTGGATACACGATCCGATCGAGCGGACTAAGGTCGAAAATATCCGAGGTCCACCGAACCTGAAATTTGGTCTGCTCAGTCGCCGAAATCTGCGGCAGGGCGAAACGCTCGGTTCCGACCACAGGCGCCACCGAGGCCCACCGGCTTGCCAGCGTCGACCATGTCTCGGTCGGCTGACCGCTCGACGATGGCGAGACCGTTTTGCGCTGGATAGTGATGCGACGATCGAGCGGCCCGGCACGCATCAGGAAAGCAGCCTCCAGAGAGTTCCGTCGATCAGCTCGGCCTCAGTAAATTGCGAATAGGCGAGCGAGTGCAGCCATGCCGTGCGATCAGGCGTCGGCGGGTTGGAAACTGCTTCAAGTTTGGTTGCGCCGACAAGCGCGGCCGCGCTCGACGGATCGACCACCACCGGACATCCCAGAATTGCCGCCTCCACGGCCGTGTTACTGCCATGAGCGACGAGACACAATGCGCCGTCGAGATCGAACTGCAACGGTCGCTTGGATTCCTTGTCCCGGACCACGATCTGCCGATCGGTGCTCCTGGCAAGCACCCGCAATGTGCGGTCCGTCCAGCCCTCTATACGATGAAACCGCTCATAGGTTGGCGTAGGACAGGCCACCACGATATGCCGGCCGTCCTTGCGCCATGGCCGCACTGCCGTCTGTAGAGCATCCCAGCGGTCCGCCGGCAGGCCGCGGATGGCACCGAGTTGGAAACGGCCGATATGCCATCGGTAATACCCGCCGGCCTCGCCCCGCGGCAGCCAGGTCGCGAAGACGCGCCGGGCGTAGCCACGGTCCCAATAAATCCAGGTCCGGCGCCGCGCCCGCCATTCGTCGATCAGCGGACGCAGTTCCGGCGTGCAACCTACGATCGGCGTGACGGTATCCGGCAACTTGGCGAGCGCGCGGAAATCGCCGCGGATCGTCCCGCCGACCGTTTTGCCGATCCGGCCAAAAAGGTTGGATTTGAAGGTCGAGAGGCCGTCGGGAATGAATAGGCAGGCGCGGGCCGGGTCGATCACGGTTTCACTCACCCCTCCTTTGTCTCATGGGTGGTGAGGGCGGCTTCGAGAGCGGCGCGGGCCTGTGAACGATAGCGCTCCTGCGCTTCATCGCTTTTTATCCTCCAGATTGTGCCCGGCGGTGTGACGCGTTCGGCTTTGTTGCAGATAGCTTCAGCCGCCCGCTCTACCATTT